GCAGCCTCACCAGCCGCCCTAGCAACGGGTGCAACGGGTTCGTCTATCGGTGCAGCCCCCACTTGACGTAACGGTGCATCCTCGCCCGCTGCAGTCAGATCAAAGCCACTCTGGACGGTTCGGCGGTCAATGATGTCCTGCTCGGTCGCAGCCGGCACCACGCCGCCCTCGAGAGTTGCCTGGCCTTCGGTTGGGACCCCCCTGGCAACGGGGGCGGCGGCTTCTGGTATGCCACGGGCAGCGGTTGGCTCATTGGCTCCAATGCGATCTATACCACGTTGTATCTTGAACGCCTCTATCTCGGAATCCAAGATGTCTAATTGCTTTAACTTGCGCTGTGCATCTGTAATCATTCGCTCTGAACCCGCCCTAATTTTGGGGGCAAGGTCAGACATCAGTTCGTTATCAGCGACATTTCTTCCAAGAACGTCTTCTACGATATTTCCGAGTGTTTCATTATCAAATGCGTAATCACCGAAGTTGCCAGCCTCAAGCAGTTCTTCCCCTGTTTGAGCATCTGTTCCCTGTTCTAGTGAGTCTGCAATCCGCTTTCCAGCAGCAGCCGTACTTCGATTAGGGTCACGATTCAGTATCCCTTCCAAATCACCACGGCGTGTTTCGAGCCTAGTGCCATACATTCCCTTGCCAGTAATATCTAAATCTGAAGGTGCTACAGCACCAAAAGGGGTGTCTTCAGGTTTGACACCCAAATCATCAAAAGTGATAGGGCCTTCTTCACCAGCAGTCCGTAACTCATCAATCGTGCGTTTACGCCCACCAGCCCCCCTAGCAACATCCTCCACTCCAGCCGCGAACACCTTCCGTTCTGGCAGTATGCGACCGGCAACGTCGGTCAACTGCTGGCCTGAAGGCGTGGCTGCGCGTACAGCCGCGTCTACGCCTAGCCCAGCGATTCCACCGGGGACCACACCAAGTAAGCCTCCCAAGATGGTACCCGCTGCGCCCGGGACGAATTCCTGCCCTACTTCCGCTCCAACATTCGCACCAACACCAGCACCACCCTCGAACGCAAGCCTCCTGCCAAATCCGCCTGAGACTGGTTCTGCAAGACGGGCCGCTATATTCCGGGCAAGAGAAGTCCCACCTCCGCGAATAGCAGCAGCAAGGCCCGGCCCCATACCGGCTGTTTCTGCTGTGAGTAATAGTTCGAGCGGGTGTGAGAAATTGCGAATCCCTGAACGGATACGTCTTTCAATGCCCTCACTCTCCCCTACGAATGTTTCAGGGATAAGCGGGTCAATGCCGGGTTGCAAGGCTGCGAAGTTTACGCCCTGTCCGCCGATAACATTCTCGACTGCTCCAGCGAGTCCGCGACCGCGCGTGAAGCCACCCTCTCTCGACTGTGAAAGGATTTCACCCAGTCTCAGCCCTTCAGTACCACCCGTGAAAGTAGCCTGCTGTTCGAGCGGGTCGGCTATACGGGCTTCGGCAGCGGCGGTCAGCATTTCTAGTTCGGTTGGCTGCTGGAATCCACCCTGCTCGAAGTCGCGAAACGACTGAGCCTGTGCTTGTGCCGGGTCAAAAGGGGGAAAAAGATTCTGGAACGAACTGCCTGGCTCCGCGCCGGTCTGCTGATCTTGCTTCACCGACTCGGCAGCAACGAACGTGCCGAACTTCTCGACAGATTCCGCGTTGGCGCGATCGAGCCGCCACCTATCGCCGGTGATGTTTCGGGCAAGATCATCTAAGTCGTCAACGAAGTCCCGTGGCTTCGGAAACGTAGGGAATACCATTCGCTCCCCCTAACGACGGAATAAGAATCTAGCTCGCGATGTGATCGGGGCGCTTCTGCGAGAACCTACAGCCTGCCTTCGAGCATCCCGAGCTGTGTAGTTTCTCTTTGCAAACTCAGCGAATGTCTCCGGGGCTTCCCCGGCAAGAATACGCTGCCCAGTATCACCCACAAACCGGTTGAAAAACGACCCAAACTGGTTCTCGAAAATGTCCCGGTTGAACTGGTTGATCGGTCCGCCCGGTTGACGCGACAGACCTGAGAGCAGAGTAGAGAACGCCGCTTGACGGCCTTCCTGACTCTCATCAAACAATCCACCAAAAATATCTTCATATGCGGGCATTTATCTGGCTCCACGCTGCAATCGTGCGGTCAAGAAAGTCTTGAAGTCTGGGACGGTTCCAGCCATGCCTTTAGGCTGCGCCCTATACTCTTCTACCAAATCCTCTGCGCTTGTAAGCCTGTTAGCCATAGCAGCCCCAAACTGCTGCCGTGCTGCCAGTCGAGCTAATTGTGCAAACTGCTGTGCGTTTCCAACCCCCTCAAACTCAGAGAAATCAGGCGTCAGGTACTTTTGCGACTCAAAGGTGGCGGGCGCATCAAAAACACTTCTTGCAAGTCCACCTATTGTTTCTTGACCTCCCCTTAGTTGGTTAAGGGCCCTCTCAAAGAAACCCTGCTGGGCGGTCGCTTCATCACCCCCCCAGTATCCCGCGAAGGGGCCTCTCTGGGAACCGGCTGGCACTCCGATACCGAGTATATTGGAGAGCGGGTTTTGTAGCCCCCTCACGAATCCTCCAAAAGCCCCTCTCCCTAAAGGTTGAGATTCGAGGGCTCGTCTGAACGCTACTCCCGACCCATATACTCCCTCTTCAGGACTGAGCGGGGCGCCGGGCGTACCACCCTGGCCGGTATCGAATGCCCCCTCGGCTGCGTCCAGAGCCGCCTGCATCTTTTGTTGGTCAGTGAGTCCTGAAGGCGCTGCACCCTGGCCCTGAATCCTCGCAATAATCGAGTTAACTTCATTCGTGTCGAGGTCTAAATCACCGATCCGAAACTGCCGTACAAACTCTCCGGATTCGTCCTGCCGCTTCATTGTCGTTATTCCCGACGCGTCCGCAGTAACCGCTATATCGACAGACTCTCCAGGTCCGAGGCGCGCTGAGGCTTGCTCTCTCGCCTGACTGCTGCCGCCGGGGGCGTTGACTATAACGAACCTTTTGGTTCCGTCGGACCTATTGATTCTAACGATATACATAGCTCACTCCTTTAGACCTATATCACGTTAGGAACTAACCCAACGGCTGAGGGGTCGATAGGACCCCCATTTAGTCCTGCCACCTCAGATGGAACAGGTGTGACGCCCGGCTGTCCTTGCTGACCGAATGCTCGCGAGTCTACCGGTAGCGTCGTGCCGGTGTCACTTGCAATCGGTTGACCGTTAGGCCCGACGAGCTGTTGCCCAGAACTGGCAAGTCCGTTAGCAGCGCCTTGAATCGGGTTCGCGTTGACGGAATCCATGAACGCAAATTCCATTGCCACTTCCTGCATTGCGTCTTTACGTGCTTGCTTTTGAAGTTCCGACCAGAGGAACGCCGCAACGTCCATGTTCCCCTCGTCGACAGCGGCCTCAAGCTGGCTCGTAAGTGCCAACATTGGAGTCGCACCCTTCGCAAGCGCAACGGTATTTAAGCGTTCTTGCTTATCACCGGATTGCAGTTCAAGGATTTCGTCTCGAGCGCCCGGATACGAGTACAGCGCCTCGCCGGTAGCAGGGTCTTTCTTCACCGCTTGAGTAGCGATCAAGATTTTCTCCATGCGATCTTCTGGCAACTCTGGCTTGAGTGTGATCTTGAGAAGTCCGTGGTTCTTGATGTCAGTGTGCTTTATCTCGCGATTGAAATTGATGCCTTGTCGAGTGCGGCCTGCCACGGTAATCGGTTTGTACTGCCCGGTTGCGTACTGAGCTTCCAGGTTGGCTATGCAGCCTTCCAGCAACGACTCGAGCGGCTTGAGGAATGGGTCGATTCGATTCGAGATAGTTCGCCCGAGCATCCGTGCCGTGGCGCCACTGATCGGAACGCTGGCGTTGCCGTATGCAGCCTGTGGAAGATCAGCACCGAGTTCGTCCTGCGCTACAACCGCGTCGTAGATTTGGGCGTCCTGGCCGAGCTTCTGAAGCTGAATGAGTTCCAGTTTCTCGCCAGCTTCGGAGTCGAGGTAGTGAACCCGCCCGGGCTCGTCGACTCGGCCCTCGATGTCCTTCTCAGCGCCCGGTGAGGCCATAGTAAACACGCCCTGAACCTCTCGGGCCATGATTCCGGTGCGGTAGGTCATGGAGCGATTGCGAGATTTGTTCGCGTGCCGCATCGGGCCCCAGATCGAATCTCCGGTTCCTGCGATGCCGGGAATGTCTGTGGACCCGCCCTCTTCCTGAATGAAACTGAAGTTCGACACTCCCGGGTTCCGACCGACCGACCGAATGACGATCGGGAAGCGAGGGGAGTGTGTCAGGACTTTGTTGCGGGCGTACTTTTTGTTGATGATTACTGAGTTCAGATTTTGGCCGGCGTTCTTGCCCTTGCCGCCCATCGTGAAGTAGTAATCGATCACCTTCTCACGCTGGTTGCCGTCGTTAGCTTCGGTATCTTCGAACTTGTAATCCGGGTATTCGTCACGGATCTGGGTTCGGGTTCGTCGGGTTACGATCGCAGCCCAGAGAATCTTTCCGTTGCCACGCTCAAATACCAGGTGTCGAGCGTCGATCGGCGTGATGTCCTCGTAAGTTGCCTCTTCGCCGTCAATCGTGTGCTTACGCAACATCGCTCGAGCGGCGATTACGTGGCCTCTGGTGATGCCGCGGAATCCGATTTCGGAAATAAGCGGGTAGTTTCCGCCATCGAGTCGCCAGTTGTTCGCATTGGTGAGCGACCCGATCACCCAGGATTCGTAGTTATCGTTGATCTTACGACCGCCCTCTTTCGCCTCATCGTTATCAACTCTGACGACCACTTCGGACATAGAGATCGCGTTGTGAACGGTTTCGGCGAGGACACGAGGGCGGTTCGTTGTGTAGGCGTCTTTTTGTTCGACTCCCTCATCACGGTTCGGCTTGTAGTTCTGAAGTAGCCAGTAGCTCGCGAAGTCAGTATCCATACGCTTGAACAGCGGTTCGTAACTCGACTCGTAAGCTAAAACCTTCTGAATTACGAGATCGATCTCATCAGCGTTGGAAGCCATTTATCGGGAATCCTGAATACGAAGACGTTCTTTTATGGAGGACGAACGAACCGTTTTCCTGCCACGAGGCGCCTGTCCAACGGGCCCGAGCAGATTCATAAACAGGTACGTCGACGCTTTGATGAAGTCATTGTGCCGATCGTCGGGTTTAGCTCCGGTAACTGTACCATCAGATTTCGTCGGCCACTTGTAAGTGAGCCTCTGCCCGTTCTGTGGGTTCGGGCCGCCACCGAGTTCCGAAATGCCCAATTCGCACCGTGGAGAGATCACCGCATTTGGCTTTTCTGAGTACGGATTGATCGAGAGCATCGTGTCGAATCGGTCGATACCGGACTTCAGCCCGACTTTCTTTGAGAGCACCGTGAGGCCGGAGATTTTCCGCCACATGGTCACGGCGGGGATATTCGCGTCAGAGTGTCGTTCTGCTGAAACATCAATCCATGCCGTCGCCTTATTCCGCCTGACGCTGGACCACCACGGCCGGGCCATGCACTCTTTTATGACATCGGCGTGGGTGAAGTTCGGATTCTTGAATTTGTTCATCCAGACTTCGTCGATGCAGCGCCATTGTCCTCCCTGGTACTGCCACACGGCGATAGCGTAGTTTGACGGCATTCCTGAGTAGCCGGGGTCGATTCCGAGCCACAGCGCCAGCTCTGGCATGTACTCGCAAGCCTGGATATGGATAACTTTATCGAACGCGGGATGAACGAGTCCGAGCGGTCGCGTGGGAATGCCCCGGTGTCGTTCATTGAACACGCGTTCAGATAGCGTCGCCTCGAGGAACTTGATCTCGGGATCGTCCTCGCCGCCCGGGTAGATATAGGTGTTCGAGGCGGACGACAGGCTGAAGCTCTCGGCATCTTCGCGTTCCTGGATTGCCGGCGACTGCCATGCTTCCCACTGAGCGGGATACCAGCCCTCAGAGCCTTCGGAGGTTCCTGACATCAGCAGGACGCCGAACGGTGCGCCCCAGCGCTTGCGGGCTTCTGACGTCCTCGAGAAAAGCCGGTCGTAGACATCTTTGGTGGTGTGGGCGGCCTCTTCGACGATAATCCAGACCGGGGATTCCATGCCCAGGCTTGACTCGTCGTTAGCGGACTTCGTGCGGATTATGAACGGGTCTTTAGCGCCAGGAACGAACACCTGCATTGTGCCCGGGTCCAGCGAGGCCGACACGAACTTGAGCATCCCGAGCTTCTGGAAGTCGACTGCGAGCGAGCCGTCGGGATGATTCCAAACTGCCCGGGTCCTCTCGTAGTCTGCAGCGACAATCCATGCGACTTGCCCGCCGACCCGGGACCCGAACTTCGCTATGAACTGGATGGTGAGCAGGACCGCCATCATCGACATCGTGCGGGATTTCCCGCCACGGTATCCGCCGAGTACGAGGATCTGGCGCCGGCAGCAATCAAGAATCTCGCGCTGTGCCAGAGTCGGTACATAGTGCAAGAGTTCCCAGATGTCGTCGCGAGTTATCGAGAGTTGGGGTTCGGCAACCATGCGAGAGAGTTTACACCTGGCAAGATTACTGATGCTTCCTGCAAAACTTCGACCCCTTCATCGCATGATAAATGCACCGATGCTTCACGCACTTCGGAAAGGTCGAACGAGGCGTCTGGAAGAATTGCATCATAACGCGTTGCGACCCCCTGATCTCGGAGGAAGAGATAAAGCCCTGGCGAGGCTCCCAGGAGGTCGCTGGTCAATCCGGGAGAATTGATACCACATCAATATAACACCACCCAACGCACATTACCTCTCTTACACAACACAACAAACATACCTATTCCTGCTCAAGCTGCTTGAGCTTACGAGATATTCGCTGGGCAGATATCGGCTCACCATCCCTGTTCGTGAAACCCTCACGCCAGAGCTGCATAGATATCTGACGCAAACTCAAACCCTCGTCGTGAAGGCCACGCATACGAGTGTTCTGCTCCAACTTCGGGGGAGACGGCATTATTCACTCTCCTCTTTTTTGCCCTAACAACTTAGTTACTTAAGTTAAGAGCGTTGGTTTTGGTTAAATTACCATTTCATCGAGCCACAGTCGCAACGCTTTTGTGTGGCTCCAGAATTGTCAGGTGTCCAGTGGTGTTCGTCTTCAGTGCAACGATTGTTTACAAAGACACTAAGGCAAGAACGACACCAACTCACATCGCTGAACTCACGACGGAAATCAGAAGATAAACCACACACGTGGCAAACATTCTTATTCCACCACATAACCATCAGGTGACACCTTATCACACTACCCACAATCCAAATCAGGACAGATCCACCAGCACAGGACAGCCGCACCGTCCAGTGTCAGATCCCGGCAAGCCCTGGTGCATGCCAGGCGGATCACAAAGACCCGTCCGCGGAAAACTCGTGTCGGCAGGCCATCGAACATCCCACTCATCCAACAAACGATACCCCATAGCCAACAAACGACAATACCCAGATGGATAACGCCTAATCAAACCTTCCGATAACGCAAAAGCAAAATCGTCAGGAACCAAACCCAAACCCCTGGCTACCGAACCACGCCAATGCAATCCAGACTGACCACCCTTGCGCCAACGAGCACCAAGCAACAATAGCTTTATTCGACCTGCCATAACCTAAACCCCCAGACCATCGGGAAGCCACCAGGTGACACCCTATCACGCTCGGCAAAATCTACCCGCACCTGTACAAAGAAGGAAGGTGTAAGAGGTGA